TCATCTTGGCTAAGTATCTTGATTGGTCTCCCAGTAACTTCTTCTACCCATCCAACAAACTCCTTAACTGTATTTGTTTGTCCTGTGGCTAGAATATAGTCGTCAGGTTTTTCTTGTTGTAACATTCTCCACATTCCTTCTACATATTCAGGTGCATATCCCCAATCTCTTGAAGCGTCTGTATTTCCTAGGTGGACTTCTCCTTTCGGTGCTTCGTTTATAATCTTCTTAGTAACGAAGTTATCTCCTCTCCTCTTGCTTTCGTGATTAAATAAAATTCCGTTGCAGATAAACATTCCGTAAGCTTCTCGGTAATTCTTGCATATCTGGTAGGCATAGAGTTTTGCTGTTCCATAAGGACTTACTGGATTCATTCTTGATTCTTCTGTGTATGTCTCCTTACTTAGTCCGTCAAACAATTCGCTTGTTGAGGCTTGGTAAATCTTTGGACTTATTCCGAGTACCCTGATTGCCTCTAAGAGGTTCAGAACTCCAATGCCAGTCGTCTGTGCTGTATACCAAGGTGTTTCCCAACTAACTTGAACGTGTGATTGAGCAGCTAGATTGTAAACTTCATCAGGCTTGCTTTCCTTTAAAGCCCAGAGTAGTGAGTAAGGATCAGTCATATCTCCGTAGTGGAGTTTAATATCTAGTCCTTCTATTTTCTCTCTATTAAATGTACTAGCTCTCCTAACAAGTCCATGAACTTCATATCCTTTCTTTAACAAGAGTTCAGCTAGATAGCTTCCATCCTGGCCGTTCACGCCACTAACGAATGCGACTTTCTTTCTTTTTATATCTTCCTTTTTTATCTCTTGGTGCATACTTATTTTCGATTTTTCTATGCTGGCTATTTGATACCAGTATTAGATTATCGGTAGAATTATTTTGAGGATCCCCATCAATGTGATGAACATGCTCATTTGATAATAACTTTCTCTCAAGCTTTTTCTCCATTACTATTCTATGTATATACTTATCAGTAGCACTATCTCTTAAATATCCGTCTGGTCTATGCTTTATTCCTCCCTTCCAATTCGGATGTTTTTCTCTTTTTAAATTTCCTAAATAACATTTCTTTGAACAATACTGAGCAGCTTTAAAATCTGATACTCTATTATATTGTTCTCTACGCATTCTCTTGCCACAACTTATACACTTTTTGTCTGGCAATACTAGTTTCCTCATAGGTTTGTTTTAATTAATTACCTATAAGTATTCTAACATTACTGATTTAAAAGGTCAAGCCCTGTCCATTTACTCCTGTTATTAAGGCTTTTCTTCCGAGTGTGCCTACATTTCTCCAAGTTCCTTTTTCCATATTTGTAGATGTTTAAGAGTATAGTTTTCCCAAGTCCAGTCCTTTACTTCGTTCTTCTCAAAGTCTGCGAATATCTTATTAAGTTCTTTCTGATTAGTAAATGGTAATTCTATTTCTAAGTCTGGGTTAGGTCTTGAGATTATTCTTAGTCCTGCGTTCTTAGCGTCTACTTGGCTCTGAGCTAGTGAGTCTTCATCTCCTGTATATAGTAAGTAATCTGATGTGTTAAGTATTTGCTCGTATAAGTCCATTGAAAACTCGTCTGTGTATTGGACTTGTATTCCTTTTAATTTCTTTAATACTTTTAACCAACCTGCTCCCATTATCCTAAAGATAACGCTTTTCTTATCTCCTAAACTTTTAACCAATTTAGTAAACATTTCAGGGTTCTTTCTTCCGTCCTCATAGTTCTTAGAAACGATTGCTACTATTTTAGGTCTTCTTATCATTCCATCGTGAGCGTGCATTACATAGTCTAGTTTCTTCTTGTCGCAACCTTCTTTAACTAAGTCTTTAACAAGTCCAGGATTCATTGCTATTCCTACTGATGTTTCTAGTCCTTTCTTAATCATTTTAATCTTTGCTTCCTTAGTCTGATTCTTGTCTCCTGAAATATGAGCAATCATCATTGAATCTTTTCCTCCACTCGGCTTATAAGAATTGAAATTGATATGATGGTTAATGTCAGCCTTTTCTGCTTTACCTGATACAGATACCTCGTGTCCTAGGTCTATCAGTTCTCTTTCTAACATTCTTGAATACTTGGTAAGAATAGATTCTATACCATAGTTCTGTTCGTAATTAATTATGTGTATTTTCATTAGAGTTTCTTATGTTTTTTATAATCGAAGTATTCGTTTCCTACGAAGTTTTCGTTTCCTTCTAGGTAAGCTACACTTCCAGGTATTACATTCCACTTCTGTCCTTTAAATACTTTAGGGAAACTTACTTGGTCTCTGTGCGAGTATCTACATATATCAGCCCACCATTGTTCAAACAATAAATTAGTCTTAGGATTGTTCCTTCTAACAAAGCAAGTCATTTCACTTAGTCCTGCTCCTACTGGAAATTCCTCCTTAGCGTATTCCTTAATCTGTTCAGCTACTACTCGAGGATCTACCTTTCCATATTCTACACAAGCTTCAGCTTCTTGATATAGGCAAGTTCTTCCAGGGTGTTTAAAGAAAGCAAAGTCTTTGTCTCCTAATAATTTAACCAGTTCGTGTGGGTCTGCCTTTAGTTCTAAGTTTCCATCCATCCAAACTATAAATTCTTTGTCTGTGTATTTATGAGTAAGTATCTTATGAATCTTAGCGTTCATTACTCCTTTCTTGAACTTATCGCAAGGTAATTGAGTCTTCCAAGTCTCTGATTTCTGCTTAGTGAAAGCTAGGTATTCAACTCCTTTATATTGAGGTTGTTCTATCAGTCTGTCTTTGTTAGCTGTGATCGCTGTAACTACTGAAATACTTTTATTATCATCTAGCTTATCAAATAACTTAACGTATTCAGGTAGAAACTTATCAATGTGCCAATCTTTCAGTACTGATTCTTTTGCGTTTTTTCCTATCTCTAAGCGTCTCTGCTTGTCTTCTATTAGTAAAGATAGGTATTTAACCCATTGTTCTGTGCTAGAGGCTAGGAAGCCATCTTTGGCGTGTTTTATGCACCTATAAGGGGTTACATCACTCGCTACACAGGGTATTTCAAGCATTGCTGCTTCCATCCACTTAATGTTGGATTTAGCTCGGTTAAACTTAGTGTCTTTTAGGGGTGCGATAGCAATATCATAGCCTTGTTCGGAATACCATTTAGGGAAGTCTTTATAAGCTCTTACTCCTACATGGTGATAATATCCTTCTTCCTTTACTTCATCCCAAGTCATTCCTGCGAAGTGAAATTCTACGTTAGGATATTTAGCTAATATCGCATCCATTACTGGTTGAATGATAGGAACGTCTGCAAAATGTGAACCTGAACTTATCCATCCTATTTTGATTTTCTTTCCTTTAATCTGATTCTTGAAGTTCCATATCTTAGGGTTCATAGCGTTAGGTATAACAGTCGCATAAGGATTTAAGTGTTTTATCGATTCTTTAATTAATTCAGTTGAGCATACTACGTGGTCAGACATCTTAATCATTCTCATTCGCATTTCTTTTCTGTCGTCTAATGCTTTGAAATCAGGATGGTCTTGGTTTACGTGGTCAGGGTCATCATCTAGGTCTAATACAAACTTAGCTCCTGTAAACTCTTTGTGAGCTGCATACATATTATCTATTCCCTCGTTGTCTGACATTTTACTGAACCAAATATCTCCTCTCTCTTTAAGAGCAATAGCATCTTCAGCTTTAGCTTTTATAGTCATTCCTACTTGGACTTCGTATCCTAATTCCTTTAAAGGACTCATTACACGATACCATCCAATAGCACCACATTGGCGTTTACCTTTATGGAGGACTATCTTTCCATCCTTCATAATTGTATCAGTTGTGATACCAAAAACCTTAGGCTTTAAACTTTTTGAAATAGAGTTGTCTTTCGCATTCATAGTAATCTGGGTGAATTATATTAGTTAGGTTTCTATGTCCTATATTTGGTAGAGCATACATTTGTCTAGGGATTGTCATAACAAATTGTCCATGTCTTGTTACTGCCATTATGTCTGGTCGTCTGCAAATAGTTCCATCTATCCAACAAGAAACTGGTGTGATTTGACAGCCAAATTTCTTAGCTAGTTTTTTGAATCTATTCAGTAGCATAAACTTCTTCTTTATCTAATATTACTTTCAAATGAGTTTTTGTTTCTTCTCTTTTAATAGGAACTCCACCTCTTAGTAAAGGAGTAATTTCCATCCCTTTTGTAACACCTTCTATATTAGATTTGGTAATTATTGCGATTTGTTCTGGCTCATAGACATCTTCACCTGACTCATCTTTTACTTGCTTTCCTTTTTCTTTGATGTAATTCTTTTTTACTTCAACAATACATCTCTCTAGAAATGGTTTCATTTTTTTCATTTGTTTTATTCTCTTGTAAACGAACTGTGTAGAGTTCGCATATAGAGTTGTTATTTAATTATTTCCTCACTTTGAGATAACTTCGTGAGGTTGTTATCCCAAATAATCATTCTGATTAGTTTGCAGTTCCTGTTCCGTAAGCTTGAACGTTTACGACCCAATCTGTGCGTAATACCTTAGCGGCATAAGCGTCTACTTTCCATCCTATTGTTGAATACATATTCAACGGATTAGAAGTATCGTTCGGTCCTGATCGTTTGTAGATGATTGAAGCGTCTTTGCTACCAATAGCAATTTCTGCAACAGCACCTTTACCAGCGATAAAGTTAGAACGTCCAGAAGGAGCTGAAGCTGTGTCAGTTCCTGAAGCACTGAATGATTGGTTAGTTTCTACGATGTCAACACCATACAAACTTCCGATAACACCTTTTTTAAGCATTTCTGCATTTTCTTTACTATTGTAAAGACCGATGTTAACCCAATTACCAGCAGCAGTATCACCTTGAAGTCCATAAGATCCGTCCACGTCTACAACAGCACGATAGTTGCCATTTTCCCATTTAGGAGCTTTTGCTTTCTTAAGAGTAGATACAGCTTTTCTAATGCCAGATACTGACAAAGTGTCAGAGCTTGCAATAGCAGTTGCTTGAGCTGCGAATGTTGCACCAGCACATTGTACTGTGGCAGATGCGTTTAGTTCTGTTCCCAGAACGATGTCCATTGATTCTCCAGCATTCTGTCCCATCAGTTCAGAATGTTCTTTAAGACCTGAGTCCATAGTTGTTAGTTCATATAATGTTCCAACAATTTCAGCAGCACCATAAGGTTTAGCTGTAGCAACAATTCTGCTTGCAGATGTGTTGATAGCCGTAACTGTAGCACCATCTACTAAAGCAGTAGTGTTAGCAGTCATTTGGTTGAAACGTGTGAAGTAAACTACTTCTCCAGAGTTCTTAGGTATAGATTTAGGAACAGTTAGAAAGTTATACTTTCTGCTATTCTGTAGTCTTTCAAGGAAAACTTTATCGTAATAAATCTGCATAGCAGATGCCAAACCTCCAGTGGAGATTGCAGCAGTTCCTTGTAATAGTCCATTTACTAAAGCCATTTTCTTTTTTAGACTCGACCTGAGATATCAGCGTGAGGTAATATTGCTTCCAATTCGGATGCAGTCATATTAGCCATATCTTCTTCTGTGAATTTCTTAGAAGGAGTGCTTAATACTCCAGTAGCCTGAGTCTTTTGTTTTTGGTCAATCTTTTTGTAAGCGTCTTGTTGACCTTGAGCAATAGGTTCTCCAAAGTATTCCTTTGCAATATCTGCATACGGCTTGTCCCTTTCGATATTAAGACCTAGTTTTAGAATCTTATCTCTTTGGGGTTCATACTGTGGGTTTTCCTTAATGAATGAGTCCAATTCCTTTTCTTCATTCTGTAAGGCTATTTGCTGTTCGAGACCTTGAACTTTTTCATACGCTGCCATACCAGGATTATCCTGAATGTTGCGTTGAATCTTTTCTTGCTCTTGGCGTTCCATAAAATCTGAGATTTCCTGAGCTGATTTACCAGTCTGTTTCTCTAACCTATTAACGAGTTCGGATTTTTGCCCTTGCTCTCCTAGTTTAGATTCCAGTTCCTTGTAAGCTTTCTCAAGTTCTTCAGGTGTTTCATATTTGCCTGCCAACTTTACTTTCTCTGTTTCTTCAACAACTTCGCTTTCGTTAGTAGCCTCGGTTGTTTCTTCAACAGGTTGGGTAATGTTTTCTTGAGAAGTATCCTGAGAGGCTGTAACGTCAGCACCCCCTACGGGTTCACTATTTTCATTAGTATCCATGTTTTGTGATTGATTATTGATTTGTTAATGAACCTCCTTTCGACCTTATATCAGAAGTTCAGGACAGTAGAGTTTTATCTACCTGAACCTTCGATTTAATCTTCTTTGTTTTTAAATTCTATACTGATTCTTTTAAGTATATTGAAGAACTCATCGCTTCCATGTTTCTTCCCTTTAACAGTGTTCAACTCACATAGTGTTTCACAGTTATAAGCCTTCTCTAGCTTCTCTCCATATTCTCTCATTGGCTTAACTATCATATCTTGAAATACTGGTCTTTGGATTATATCTCTTATCTCAACTAGATTGTCTATTTCTTCTTGGTTCATAGAGTTTTATTAATTTATAATTGTTGATTAGGTGTTTGTATTCCTGTTCCTCCTTGCGGCATTGCTTGTCCATCTATTGCTTGTTGCTCCATTTGTTGCTGTTGCATTTGTTGAGCGTATTGTTGTGGATCAGGCACTAACTTATCTAATTCATCTATTCCTCTTAATTCTAATACCTTTCTTGCCCATTCCATTTGATTCTCCGGAGGTAAGATTTGTCCGAATATATTGTAAGCATCTATCAGTTGTTTTATCTGAATGTCTTTATTCTTAGCGATTGTAGTATCTCCCTTAACCTTTACATTATATTCAGCGTTCTTTGCGTCTTCACTTATAAGTAATTGATAGATTTGAGGTCTTAGTTCAGCAGGAAAGATTCTAAGGATAGCTGAGTCTGGACTCTGTAAGTTCTTTATTTCCATCTCTATTAAGATTTTAGCTAAGTCTGCTAGAGCTTCTTTAAATCTGCGAGTTATAAGCTCAAACCTATTAGAACTAAACTGTGAAGATAACTCATCTTGTCCTAGAGTCTTGTTAGATGCAGAGCCTTGAACTAAGTCATTTGCTCCACTAGCTCTCTTATGTTCATCATCTAGTCTACCAATGAAGTCTAATGCTCCATTCTTAATGTCTGCGAATTGTACTTGAACTATATTATTGTTAAGTGGTCCATCTCCGTCTACTTCTATTCCACTACCAGGAGTTGATACTAACTGTTGCTTATCTATGTTAGCTCCCTTGTTATACATAAACCTAGGATTATTAGCCAAAGTTATGTTTTGTTTTGTTTGATTGATAATCGAATGAAAGCCTTTACCTAGTCCTAAAGTGTTCTGTCCGACTCCCATACCTCCAAAACGATTAGGAATACAATTAGGTTCGTGTATAAGTTTAACTACATTTAATCCATAAGGATTCTCAACATCTCTTAGGACATACCTTTCTTTACCTACGCATACTGTTTGAATCTTATCCTTACTAATACGTTCATATACCTCTACAGTGCCTTCTGAAGCAGTTTGTAGTGTTATCTTATCACCCTCTACTTGATGAGATGAGTCATATTGATTAGCTTGGACGTTTCCTTGCATTGCTTTCTCTCTGTTTAAGTTTCCTTCATTGTCTACGAAGTCATAAGCAGGGTTCTTCTTTACTTCTTCCACAGGTAAAACACTCCTAAATATTAGGGAGTCTTGTTGTTCAACGTCTGAGATTATAGGGTTATAGAAGCAGTCTAAGATATTAGGCACTTCTAGTTGTGGTTCATCCTTTATAGGAGTTTGTGTTCCGTCTTCGTTGTCTTGGACTTCAAACTTCCAATTAACTTTAAGTAATGATGTTCCAAAGGTTACTGATTGTTTTACCCAAGCTTCTATCTTCTCATAGGCTTGTGGTATTGATTGAGAGATTCGGTAGTTTACTATCTTCTCTAATACTTGTGAGATAGCTTTATCTTCTTCTCCTACTGGCTCAATCTCTATTTCAGGTTGTCCTGAATAGATAAAGGGAACAATGTAAGATACTTCTGTTCTTAGCTTAGGTATAGAGATAGGCTCAAAGTAAGGAACTTTCTTTACTTCATCCATTCTACCCATATAAGCATTGTAAATGTCGTTTACTTCATTCCTTGAGTCCTCGTTAGTCTTTTGGTAGTTGTCTTTTTCTTTGAAGAGTTGGTCAATGATTTTCTTCTCATCAACTTCTTCTTCTGTAGAGGTTTCGGCTTCTTGGTATTCTTGTTCCATTTTTTTATTTTAAATTGTCTACTATATTTTTACTATTACTCCAAGCTTTCTTAGCCCATACTTCTAATTCTTCTTGAGTTTCTCCATTATAAGCATTTGTATCTCCATACTCGTGTTTTCCGTGAGAAAATGATTGGGGTTTTCCATCATCGTATTCTATTTTCCAGCCCCATCTATCTCCTTTAATTTTTATATCCATAGAGTTTTTATAAATCAACGTAGTAAGTGGTTGTTGGGTCTACTTGTCTTATTGTAGGTTTATGAGTATATAATGAATATCTTAATGCGTCTAAAGCATGGTCATTTTCCTTTATAGGTTTCTCGTCCTCATTCTTTTCAGGTTTCTTATCAGGGTATCTATATGTTTCTAGTTCGTGGATTAAGTTCTTACAGTCTGGGCTTATATGTATTCTTCCTTGTTTAAATAGTTCTCTAACGTGATCTACTCCTGCGACTATATCTTTACTTACTTCTCTAACATTGAGTCCTGCTTTTTTAAGGATTTGTATTCTATCTGGTTCAGCTGAGTCTGCATAGACCTTCGTTGATTTGTATAAGAGTGCTTGTTCTGCGATTTGGTCTGTTGTTTGTTTAGTCTTATACCATTCTTCTTCAATCCAGTAATGGCTGTCGCTATCAATCTCAATCGGGATAATGGTCGCTGGATTCGTGTAGCCAAAGTCGATACCTGCGATTTTATCAATGACTTGGGTGGGTTTCTCTTTGGTAACATGTAGTTCTCTATTAAATTCTTTATATACTAATCCTTGTGTCTTTCTAAAGTCAGCTAAGTATTCTTGTGCGAATCTATCGTCTGTTAGTTGTTGCTTGGCTTTATCTAGTTCGTCTACTGGTAGGTGTGGATTATCGTATGATGTGTAATGAAATGATTTAAAGTCTGGGTCTTTGTCTTGTTCGTTATATAAATCGTAGAAGTGATTGAATCCTTTAGGTGTTGAGATAAACATTACCTCTCCTCTAGTATCTGTAAGTGTAGGTCTTATTACTTCTTCCCAGTTAATGTTAAAGTTTCTCATCATTGCGACCTCATCTATTACAATGAAATCAAAGTGCTGTCCTCTAAGCGTTTCTACTGCTTCCCATCCTCTTAACTGTATTAGAGAAGTTCCTTTTACTAAGTTATTAACTGTTAGTTCTAGTCTGGATTCATTTACTTTCTTTATGATTGGCTTTAGTTCCTTTACTAGCGTTTGCCAAGCTATATCTCTTGCCTGTTGATAAGTCGGTGCTATGTAACATATCCTAGTATTTTTATAAAGAGCTTTACCTTTTATTTCTTCACAGGCTAATATAGTTTTCCCAAACCTTCTCCCTGAGCATATTACTCTAAATCTAGTCTTATCTTTAGCAATTACAGCTTGTTGTTTATGTAGTTTCATTCTTGTGCTTCAAATTTGACGTGGTCTGCTTGAGTATTGAAAACCATCAAATTATCAATAGAGTTATTACTTGGGTTATGGTCTTTATGATGAACAACGCTTTTATCCTTTATATCTAATATATGTCTATGATATAACTTTCGTTCTCCATCAATATTTATTCTATAATATCCATCCTTTCTCTTATGTAAACCACCTTTCCAGTTATGACACTCCTCTCCCTTCATATCTTTATTCCAAGCTATTGGATGCTTACCAAACATTGGATTATTCTCTCCAGCTAAATCTCTTGTCTTAGATGGATTATCTATTTTGTTTTTAAAACTTCTATGACAGCTTTTGTTGCAGAAGTGCTGTTTAGCCTTCTTAAACCTTGATAGAAAGATTTCATTATCCTTCCCACAGTTTGCACACTTTATATTCATTTGTTTCTAACCTGATGCTATGCCCAACTTGTGAGAAAGACACAACATAAGATTCACAAGTTAATTAGTTTGGTTCTTGTCTACGATTTCTTTAGCGACTTGAATTATAATTGCTTTTCCATCTTCTCCACTATGTTCATTTATTCTAGGTAATACTGTTGAAGCTAGTTTTAAAATAACTGATTCTTTAAACTTACCCATTCCTTCCTCAAGTAAAATCTTCCTAATTTGTTTTAGGGTTAGTCTTCTAACTTCTCTACCTAAGTCCATATCTGGTTTTATTGGTCCTGCCATATTTGTAATCGTTTCTAGTTTAGGCTTATCTAAGCCATTATTAGTACAACAGCCATAGCGATTAGTCCTCCCATTAGGATTCCAATTGCTAAACCATCTTTATATGCTACTTCGTTCATAGAGTTTATATATAACACAAAAATTATCGCATCTTCAATCCGTTCTTATTTACAGCAGTTTTGTTTTATTTTTCTTTCTCAAGATTATTGTGTTTGCCCTCATTTAGAGAGGCTATGTTATCTTGAATTGTATTTACATTATAGCACGATAACAGAGAACGAGTCAAATGTCTATTTTAATTTCTCTAAGTAATAGTATTCAGTTCTCATTAAAGATAGCTCTTTCTCTAGCTTTTTAAACTCTATTTTAGCCTGTTCGTTCTCATAAGGTATCAGATCCCTTAGAGTCTTTTGTATTCTTTCCATCTCTACTCTCTTGTTCTCTTTAGCCTTTGCTATATTAGTATGCCCTCTTTTCTTTTCGTTTTCTATATCACTTATAACCCTTAATGTATACCCTGTATCAACACCTAACTTATCCATTATAGCCTTTAAGCTATATCCTTGTTTATATAAGTTTCCTATTTTTGTTTTTTTGTCCATTATTTTCTTTTTTAAGTTATACGGAAATACAGGATAACTAAGAATTTAGTATCATATATACCATAGCTAATATCCACATAGTTAAGAAGAATAGTATTGTTTTCAAATTAGTTCCAAATTATTTCACCAATTACATATCCCAATAAAAATAAAGATAAGTAAAAAGCTATATTTGTTTTTAATTTATTACACATTTTATTGTATAAATTGTTTAAACTTAAAGTCCATCCAAATAGATGAGGCTTCTTTATTATCTAGTCCACTTTTCTTTTTAAATTCATTATAGGTATAACAGAATAATGGAGACATTGGATGTAATCCTTTTTTTACTGATTTTCTCCAATACCTTTTTTTATTGTATCTTTGTTTTTTAGTAAACATTACAAATGTTTTAAATATGATTGATTATTAAATGCTTTTATTCAGATTGTTTCAAAACAACGTTTAAATCGTTTGCTGTTTCTTTAATTCGCCCATCTCCATATTCTTCAGCAAAATCTTCAATCCTTTCTATTATACATTCAATTTTTTTCCCTTCTTCATATGTCATATTATTTTACCTATTATAATTCCAATTATTATTCCCCAAAATAGTCCACCTAATGATGCTTTTAATTCTACTGGAATCATAGTTTTACTTTAAAAATTTAATGTGTTTCCCTGTGTTAAATACAACCCAAGGATTAAATCCACTTCTCTTAAACAGTTCATAAGCTACTTTTATATTGTTCTCTGGCACTTCAAGATATTCTCTGTCGTATCCGTGGATAGAATTTATTTGAAATAATCCTACGTCTATTGATCCATTGTTGTTTTGATTAAAAGCGTCTGCTCTTAGACCACTTTCAGCTTTTGCTACTGCGATTGCTACTTCTGTATCTTCTTTAAAATACTTTTTGATTATTTCCTCCTGAGTCTGTGTTGGAGAATCTTGCGAAACTCCAACAGCAGTAATCTCAGAAGTGTCCTGTATCGTAGCCTGGTTAGAGACAACACCACCGACTATTTTATAAAATCCTGTAATTGAATGTAAGTTTGGTAGCTGAATAGAAAACTTGTTCCTATGATTGCTCCCAATCCAATTAAGGCTAATACTCTAATGTTCTTTCCTACTCCTGTAAATCTCTTTTTTCGTGCTTTTGGCACTATTTGGTTTTCCATCTTTTTGTTTTTGGCTGTACCACCCACCAGCTAATTAATTTATTATCTTACTAAGCCTTTTTTGAATGTGTCTCCTACCCCATTATCTTTAATCAGCATATCAATAACTGTTTCTCCTTTGAATAAATCTTCTTTTTCACTTCCTTCAAAATCGAATTCTTCTATTTCACAATGCTCTTTGCAGTTCGGACAGATTGAAGCGTCTTCATACTCTTTCATATCTGCTCCACAACAATTTGATATTTTCATATAGTTTATTTAAAAAATGCCAAAGCGTCATCCAATACTCCTCTCTCCTCAAAATACTCAACATAATTTCCTTGGTATTCATTAGCTAACTCAATAGCTTCATCATTACTATAACCCTGACAATCTACAGCATAGTTTATAAAGTCTTCTTTTTTAATCATATATTTTACTTAGTGATTTATATTAGGTTAATAGTTCGCTGAGAGAACTCGAGCTGTTTCTATTTACCTGTATACAGTATACACCCATACTATTTATTTGTCAAGCGTTTTTATTTCAACTGTGCATATAGTATCATTATGACTACCCCCATGTGGAACAAGCAACACCTCTACCTTGTCAAATCCACGACTAGCTCCCATACCCATAGAGTTCCAACCAAATGAGATTACCTTCCCATTAACTTTCATTATTCTCGCTATTTCGTCTTTTAGTTTAGACCAGTAAGAACATTTAGTGTCATAAGCCATTCCAGCATTACTATACATCTCCTTTAATTGTCTTGGACTATACGGTGGGTCAAAAGCTAAATTTTCAACACTATCTGTTTCTAGGCTTTTAAGATACTCCAATGCGTCAGTCTTAAAGGGAAAAGGAAATGGGTCTATAAAATCGCTACCCACCTCCCTTTCTAAAAGTTCTTTAATAGGTTTTATTGTGAATGTCTTGTGGTTAGGCATAGCCCATACTCTAGTTATTTTCATATTTATTTTTCTAATATTTGTCAAGCTTTTTATAAAACCCTTCTACTATCTGTCTAGCTCTCTCTCTTGTTATCCCATGTTCAAAGCCTATATCCTCTAAAGTCCACCCGTCAAGTCTTTCTTTATATATGCGAGAATTTCTCCTAGCTGTTCGCATACTCTTAACTTCTACTCTATTTCTTTCCCATCTCTTTGTGTGATTATTCATTTGTTTTGATAATTTTATTAAACACATCCTCCACAACACCCTAGTGATACATTTTCATTCACTAAGTCTTCTGCCTTTCCTTCTAATTCTTTAGGAAAACCTTTTGGAAATTCTCCTATTGACCATGGTCCGCTAGTAACTTCTTCACTCCAGTTTTCATCAAAAGAAACATTACCACCGCTACACAGGGAATGGCTAGCAAAGGTTATCTTTTTACCATCTAACTCCATAACTAACTCACCAGAACATAAGTTAGGGTATTCTCCATTATATGATATGAATTTTAGTTCTCTCATAATACTTTTATTAAATCATTTATAGTTTATCTTTTAAATCTCTCCAATGTTTCAGCGTGTCTTTTATTGTTTTTCTTGAATCTTCTATTAAACCATCCGCCCATTCGTCCCCTAACATTTTTC